GAGCTCCCTTTGATACGTTAACGATCCAGCGATAGCCTGTCTCAATACCTTTTGGCTTACCTAGACTCTTGCCCGATCTCATGTTATTCTTAAACATGGTGCCATTGCTAAAGTGTTTTGCTATACCACTATTATACAGGAATGCTTGAGTAAAGTATTGTCTCATAAACATATCTAGCGTTCTTTCCAAAGATCCTTGGACTTCTACTCCACCTGGATTTTCTACTCTGATTTCTTTTTTTGTAAACACAGTCTCTCCATCCACGTCAAAAACTAGAACTTGAGATGAGACGGGCCTTATGGTAACAGGAATACCCTCTTCCATGATTCTCGCCTTGTCATAAAATGGTACTTTCGATCCAGCTTTTACTGATGAAGACTGGCTAAGTGATGACTTAAAAGAGAGTCCCAAGTTACTAACTGTATAGTTTATATCAAAGAGTCTGGCTTCTGGGCTGCCGTTCTTGTACCACTCATATACGTGGTGAAGAGACTCTGGATTTATCCTAGCACTTGAGTCCACGAACTCTTTCATTATCTCTGTGGCGTTCTCTCCTAGGTTCCTCAGGAACATGGTCTTTCCCTTTTGGGCACCCTCGAGAAAGCCTATGGAGTAGTCTATGATGTTATTCATCTCTCTGGCAAACTTTGCCGTGTTATACGAGACTTTCATTTAAATATCTACTGACTGGTTCTCAGATCTTTTAAGCATAACCTTGTAATACTCTACGTTGCCGAAAGGTCCTAGGAATGGCTCTTGGCCAGCTACCTCAAATATGGTTGACTTCCCTATCCTAATGCCTGCTGTCTCGATATAGATCTGATTCCCATTCTTGTCACAAAAATTACTAACTACGATGTTTGTTATTGAAGTCTTTGCAAGCTTACTGGAGACTCTCAGGTCTGTCTTCGTTCTTCCCACGAGGGTAACTTCTTGGGTGATGTTTACGTTTGGCTTAACATCCTCGCTCATGGCAGATCCCTGGCTGTTCATGCTCACAGCAACTATCCTGTCGGCTATCCACTGTTTCTTAATGTTTCCGTAGGCCCCCTGCTCAACTAAGGGGTAGAAAACTGTTGCCAATGTGGGGTACAAGAAATCTGGAGTCTCATTTACGGACATGCTACAGGACCCCTAGTCTAGTGATAGACTTGTAATACTTTGAAAGTATTTTATCTACCATTATGTTTCCTGTTCCTTCGAATACTCGGTTATCAAACTTTATCTTAAACTGGTCAGTGCTGTAATCTGATATGTACCTTTTGTAATAGTCCAACTTGCCACACGAAATATCCTCTACTAAAAGCTCGGTGGCTTTTACGATGTCTGATGGTACGTTTTTGTATCCTGCTGCCAAGATAACCTTATAGTCTGAATTCTTAACAAAGCCACTGTTGTAATATGTCATGTGGTTGGAGTCTGTAGCTGCTAGGGGGATCCTGATTACCGCACTTTCTAAACGATTTACGCTTCCAGCGTCATAAGTAGTTTCTATGACCGAGGTCTTATCTGCAGAGATTGCAAATGCTCTGGAGTATGAGGAGGGGGCAGAGGCATCAAAGATAAGAACGTTGTTCTCGTACACCTGCAAAACTTTTCTTGACTCTACCCATATAGGCAAGTAGTCTGAACCCATTCCTATCATCTCTAGAACATGCTTTTTGTAATAGAATCCTTCTTTTATGATCGAGTCAATTATTGCTCTTGCGATCTCTTCGTTACCTGCATACTCTGCGATTGCTGATGCGGTGTCGGCTTTAGTCTTGGGGTTTACGTATGGTCTTGTAACTTCTACTTGGTGCTCTTCTTCATCTATCTGTAACAAAAACTCTGAGTCATAGTCTGAAGGTAGCGGAATAGCAACTTTTGAATTTGCTGATGCTACTACTGTGACTGTTGATAAAGAGGAGTCCACCATATTAATAATAGACACCTCGTAGGAATCTCCTGCGACAGAGACATCTATCGATGCACTAATGGTGTTATATGGTGGAACCCTCAATATCTCCATGAGGTTAGCCTAGTTCCCTAGAAACCTCTTCTGGAGTAGCAAGTCTAACGTGAGACAGCTTACCGATCCATAGATCTGCAGTCTCAGGGTCTAAGATGTTGTAACCCTTGTTGATCTTTCCGACACCTTCCCAGCGGACATTACGACCAGAGTAGATAGCTACTGTCTTGTCTGTAATGTTCTTTACCTGGTTGGTAACCTTGGCTTTTGGATTTGACGGAACGTCAGTTCCAATTACTCCGTCAGCTACTGAAGTCATAGCTTTCTTTTTTGAGCCCTTATCTGACTTATAAGTAGGAGTACTGATTACTGAATCTTCCTCTACAGCTTCTGAAACAGAAGCCTCAATTCCTAGCTCTTCTGCGAACAGTTCAGCTTCTGACTCTTTTTGAGCCTCTTCTGCCTCTTCTGCCACTGGACGTTCCCATTCTGTACCGTCCTGAACTAGACCGTCTCCGTCGCCATCACGGGCGTGTTCTTTGAAATCTGACATTTGATTCTCCTTTGCTTTCTATATGATAATTATATCACTGAATTAAGTAAAAAAAGAGGGCCAGGGCGAGATGCCCCAGCCCCCCTTAAGGTTATTTAGTTATAGATTATGCATCTGCTGCAGCGTCAGCCCAAGCAATTGCGTCCTCTTCTTCCCACTGAATACCGAAACGTACGAATACGGTGTACTCAATGGTGTCCTTCTTAGCCTTGTACTCACGGTTTACAGTGATGTCTCTCTGGAAACCCCAAACACGGTTCTGTGGGAAGGTTAGATCAACGAAGCCAGCTGGGTAGTAAGGTACTTCTTGTACCTGCACACCAAGAACACGGGTAGAGCGAGCTCCACCGAATGTCTGGTCTGCGCCGTCTAGGTAACGGTCACGTCCCGATGGAGTACCAGCAGCGCCTGGATGAGATCCGAAGGCCTCAGCAATAGCGTCTGCAAGTGTTCCGTTGTTCTTAACGATACCCTGGAATGCGTCTGTACCTGCATAGAACTTTAGGTTGTTCTTGATAGCACGGTACTTACGTGGCATAGCCAGGATAAGGTTCTGCATGACCTCTGGGGTCCATGAGTTGTTCTCTACAGTAACTATTGACTCGTGTGCTCCACCAGTCTTAGACCTGTTTACGAACCCGTCCATGATTGACAAGAAGTCACCAGTAGTACCGTCGCCGTTGATGGCTAGGTCCTCGATGTCATTTGCAAAAGCACCTGTCATTAGACGTACTAGGTGATCCTCTAGGGCTGCGCCCTCGACTCCATCCTCTAGTGATTCAGCAGAGACTTCCCAGTCCAAACGAATCTTCTTTGTGGTTAGCTCTACCTTTGTAAAGGTAGCGCCTGTGTTGTTGTAGTCGCCAGTTGCCTGTGCTGCTGCACGGATAACACGCTCTCCAACATTAACCTTTTCTAGCTCCATGGTGTTCGCTCGCATTGTAACACGACGACCATCCTTGGCGAGAACTGTTGCATCCCATACGTAGTCAATAAAACGACGTGCCTGTTCAGGGCGTAGGATACCACTACCAGCATCACCAGAAGGGTTGACAGCATTACCACCGCTTGTTACTCCCATGTTTGCAGTTGGAATATTTCCTAGAGTTGAAGCTCCAGGAGTAGTTACTCCACCAATACCTCCAGAAGCAAAAGCACCTTCTCCGTTATATAGTCCTGAGTCGTCGCCAGCTGTGTCTGGGTTGTTCTTGATAATTTCTTCCGACATATTGTCACCTCCTAAGTGATTGTTTAGTTTATTCATTTAAATAAATCGGCAGTTTTGAGGAAACGACCGCCCCATAGGGATTGCTCAGATTTTTCCATCTGAGTTTCCTGTACAATCTCGCCGAGATCGCCAGATTTGCGGAAAGCGGTGTCAGACTCAACTGCGTCTACCCTCTTCCCAAGCTCATTAAAACCAACTTCTGCATCCTCAAGTTTTGCAGTTGCTAGGCCTAGTGATTTCTTCAGATCAGCAATCTCCTCATTTAGAGATTTTACGACTGCTGTCAGATCGCTAAAGGCTGATGTAACTGTAGAGGTTAGCTCTGCTATCCCACTTGATACATCATCTGATTTTGATACCTCTTCAGTTACTTCAACAGTGGCTTCTGGAGAATCCGACTTTGCAGTCTTCATTTCTTCTTCTTCCTCATCCATAGTTTCAGACTTCTTCTTTTCTTCCTCATCATCTGAGTAAGACTTTTCTTCGTCTTCTTCCATGTTCTCTGTCTTTGCAACCTCTGGTGTGTCTGCTTTTGCTACATCTTCTGTAGCTACTGCTTCTACTAGGGCATCTGCCTCTGGAGCGACCTCATCTGACTTTGTTACGGCAGCTTCTGCTACCTCATTCATTTTGTCAGTCATAGGACTTACCTCCTTTGTCATCTTAGAAAGATTAATGCCTTTAGCACTATCAACTAAGAACTTCATCATTTCTGTTTTTTCGTTATCATTCTTTTCAACGAAACCTATGTTCTTCATTTCAGAACCATCAATAGGGGTTTGAGCTGTCTCTTCTGTTGAGAGAACAACGAGTCCAGACTCTTCATCGTAGAAGACATTTTCTATCTCGATGTCTACAAAATCGCCTTTAAGAACGTCAGCTCCGTCTACTTTTTCAACGGACAGAATGTTTGCAAACTGGTTTGCTGGGGTATCTACCAAGGAGAGCTCTACTAAGTCGTACTCTTTAATAATACGAATAGGCTTGTCCATCTTTGCATCATAAGCGTCGTCCCACTTGTTCATTCTCCCACCAATGGAAAAACCAGAAAGGGTTCCGTCTAGAACCTTTTCCCAAGTGTCTTGTGCACCCTTAGATACGTAAGCAGAAACGTAAACTCCAGAAAAGAACTTGTTGCTTTCTGGGTCAAAGTATTTGTCTTCTTTAAAAGCTACCATCTTGCCAACTGCCAGTGGCTGGTGCATCTCTCTAATATTCCCACGAAATCTTTTAAATGCGTCGAGGCTGGCATCGGCAGTGACTATGTCATCTTGCTTGTCTACGTTGTCTAAAGTGGCAAACCCAGACACAATTCTACGCTCTTTATCAACCTTGGAAAAGGGCATTGAAAGTCGCAGCTTATCGCCGTCTGAATCCCACTGTGCTTTTAAAATAGTCATACTACTATATTATAGACCCTTTTTGCTAAATTGTTACGTTTTTGTAACATTAGCAAAAACTAGTTACTGGCCCTACCCTCTCCTTGTGCATTCCTACCATCTATTGTACCAGATGAATCTGCCTGGTTATTAGATCTTTCACTATCTCTTTCACGGTTTTGTGCAAGGTTGGCTCTTGCGTCGGTTGCTTGGCGAGGAGATAAGTCAAACATTTCATCTCCATCTGGTCGTTGTGGCAATCCTAAGGCCTCTCTTGCTTCGTTAGGAGTCATGACCTGAGTCTTTACATATGTCTCTAGAATCTGTGACTGAGCAATTTCATCCGTCAGAGTTAGTTCGTTAAAAGCTAATTCTAAGATGTCTGTCTTTTCACGAACAATCCTGTTGAGCATTTTTTCTAGATTTGTCTGTGCTGGTCTGGCTACCTGCTCTTTAAACGTACGGTCTTGAGCGAGAGCTGCTGCAATGCTTGCTCCGTCTCCTCCTCCAATCTTAGAAAGAGGTACCTGGTGGGCTACAAGGATATCGTCACGATTTCGCATTCGGTACTCATTGAATGAGGCTTCCTGGACACCGTTCTCTATGGGTTCCATCTTAAACTCTACCTTGCTATTCTCTGTATCTCCTGGTAGAGGAATGTACAGTGTTCTGTGGGACTGACCTTTTAGGCTAGTCTGTAAGAATCTGAATAGCTTATCTTCGGCATCTCCCGATAGCTTTGCACCCTTAAGAGTAACAATGTATCTTGGAGTTGCTTTGTTAGCAAAGTAATCAATGTTGTACTGACTTGCAAGTTGATCTCCGTGTAAGGAAGATATGGCAGACATTATGTCTGGAATACCGTAAAACGTATTAAGAGGCGAGTACTCTTTGTAATGAAGAATTTCATTGGGCCTTGGGTCAGTGGTTATAGGGTTCTTGTTCTTTGCCCCAAAGTTTCTGAAGTACACAATCTTTTGACCAATAATCTGTACGTAACCATCACGGAGTCTACGTACTCTCATGGTCGTAGCTGGGATGTGTCCCACATAACCAATGTCTCCGTTTGTTTTACGACCTACTTCTAGGTAGCCATTTCCAGTTGCTTGCACATCTGTATAGAACTTCATGAGTGTGTGAGTCATTGAGTCTTGATCGTTTAGGTTCTCTAGCCAATCTCTAAGCTCAACCTTTACTCTCTGAATTCTCTTCCTAGCTCTTGCTGTGGCCTCTTTGTCGTTGTTCATCTCAAGCTTCAGCATTGTTCTCTGGTTTGTCTCAAAATCATAACCCAGGCCCACAATGTTTTCGACCTTTGCGTCAATAGCTGCGTGGTTCGCAAACGAGGTATCATAGTAGTTCGCTAGCTCGTAAAGATTCCATGGTGGTGTGATTACGTCAAAGAGTCCGTAGCCATTATTGTATACACTTCCAGGATTAATCTCTTTTGAGGCTGCGCCTTCACCTGTAGGAATTGCTCTTGCTGTTGCGAGATAGTTGTCTGTAGGTGGTGCAATCTTGGAGATTCTGCTAGTTCTACGCTTAAAATTTGGCTCGATGTTGATCAAGCCCTTAAGCATGTCCCAGCTTTTGTTAAACGGGTCTTGCTTTTTAAATAAGTCTTCGGACTTTTGTTCTTGATCTAAGTTTGCCTGAATAAATGGAACTTCGTAGTCAGTCATTATTCCTCATCTCCATAAAGAGATATGGTGTCTTTGGCTGCTTGGACAGCTCCTAAGTCATTAAGGTTTGGAAGGAGTCCTTGCTTCATTCGATCTACCTGCTCAGAATACTCTTCTTCTGAAACTCGGCCAGCACCTGCTATAAACTCGTAAGATCCATCACCATGGCCTAGGGCTGTCGCTTCGTTTGTTAGCTTCTGAAGCTGAAGAACGTCACCTTTGTGTGAAGGAATGTTTAAAACACTTCCGTGGCCGTCTGTATAAGGCTTCCCGTTTGCTTTCTTCCAAAAATAAATACCCCAGGGGTAGTCCTTGTTTAAGACTGTAATCTTTGATTTACCAATTTGCCCGTTATTATTCTCTTCCATGTACAATAGTATACCACATTATACGGGAGTGGCAACAGATGTGGTCCACTTGATGTCAGCATAAGCTGAATACTCGTAATTTCCTATAGATATTGATTGATTGTCGTCAACGATTATCTTATTTGTCCCTATGTAAGTCCTATATATATCGTCAGGAGTTATTCCATAGATGTTTGTGGAGGACTTTACTAGAACCCCATTCCAAATATATGTATTGCTCCAGAACTTCCAGCCAAGTCCTGATATGTCTGCTGGGTTAGCGGCGATCTCAGACCATTGCCTAAAGTCTTGCTCCTGGATTTCCTGTAGGTTTGTAGACTGATACTGCGAAACATTATTAACCATTAGAGGACCAGTAATTCTGATGCCCCCAGAGTATGAGTCAAAATTGAGAACTGTCGAGAATGTTACTCCTAGCATGTTCCATTGGTCTAGATTGATCACAGGTTGACGGACAAGCTTTCCATTAAGATAAAAGGCGACACCGTCGTTTACTGCGCCTGTTGCTGCATTAACGGCATACAGCTTTGCCCTCTTTCCTGAAGTCCCAACCTTGGCTAAGTAAAACTTAATGTATGAGTTCTTTGCTTCAACCTCAAACACTCTGACCTTGTCGGGAAAAGATTCTTCGTCAAACCTCATTGCCATTTGCATAGATACTACCCTATACTTTTCTGATAGGTTTAAGTTAACTGGTATTGAAAGCCCTCTGTCTGTGACCCTTTCTTGCTCCCCCACCTTTTTGATTCCGCTGTCTGACGTCAAGTAAAGATAAGGAGAGCTCCTCTTGTATGTCTTGTATGGGTTCCTAGTCTTGTAGTCGTAGTAAAGGTTGTATTTTCTGTAGGGAAACACAGGGAGACCAAACCGAGTCCCAATAGGGTTTGAGGTGTCTCCATTGAAAGCCTGAGAGGCATACTCTAGGCTCTTTATTTTTATCTTATCTAAACTGATGCCCTGGGAAACTATCTCTAAGCTTGTCACCAAAGCTATGTCTAAAAAGTCTATGTTCTTTGGAAGGTAGATGATCGAACCATTGACAACCTCGTACCTTGTTGTCATCCAGTTATCTCCAGGCTCTACAATACCGCTCTGTGGTGCGCTCATGGTCTCTGTAAAGTATCCTGGTTGCGCTGTCGCTCCTGTAGCTAAGTACTGAAAAGTTATATAACTCTTTACGGAGCTATTAGACGTATCAAAACTTCCAGCTAAGAACTTTCTAATTGCTGGGTATCCCACGTTAAACTGCAAAAAATCCAAGTCATAATAAGATCCTGAGTCACTGTTGGTGACATACTGTGCAAAATGCTTTAGGGGAATGTAATCTTCCCAATAAGAATCTGCTAGGATGTCTATAGAGTAATTATCAAAAATGCTTTTAGCTCTTAGGCTATAACTCGCTATGTGGCTGGAAGCTCCATCTAGGCTAAAAGAATCTACAAAGCCTCCGTCAAAGGTTCTGAACCATGTCGATGCGTCAGTGCCAAAGTAGTTATCTCCTGCGTCAGCAACAAAGTCTGTGCTAATGATCTCTGGATCTTGGAAAAAGGCTGAGACCTTCTGAAAGTTTTTGTTGGTACAGAAATTTATAGAGTAAATCTTTCCTGAGAATGGGCTCTCAAAGTCTTTGTCTGATCCAACATAAACACTGAGGCGTGACTTGTTACCAAAGAATGCAGTAAAGGTTCTTCCGAAATACTTTGCCAAACCGTCTATGTCTATCCCTGCAAAGGCTTTTGTGTTTGCTATCAGGTCTGACTCCGTATATAGAGAAGTCTCTACTCCTTGGTAGTTTAGGGTGTAAGACACATCCGATCCAGTAACAGATACCTCGAAGTTGTTGGTTGTCAAATTGTCTTCAACTCTAAGCAATACCTGCTTGTTCTCTGAGTATCCTGAGGTTTCAAAAACCATATAAATAGCCCTGGTATCTTGAGTAAGCATTCTAAGTTTTTCAAAGTATAGGTAGCCAGGTGAGCTAAAGCTGAAGAACAGGTCTTCGTCTACCACCTGATTACTAGAGTTTTCAGAAACCCAATCCGTATAAGCTGTCTCATCCTGCATAACTAACTGTGGGAGCCCGTAGCTTGGCGTTGAGAGGACATCATTGTCAAAAACAAGGTTGTCTGAAATTCCCTGATACCATCTTCCGATATTTGGGTATGAATAATTGTTTGTGTAATCTGCAAAGTTATAATCGAAGTACGCTGTTGTCCCACTGTATGCCGTGTTTACGTTTTCTGGAAACTCTACAGCTTGGCCGTAAGCCATTCGCCTTTTAGCTACTAAGGAAGGGACTGAGTATGAGTAGATAGCCACGCAGTCTACATCAATCTGAGGAACAGCGTCTGAAGTATAGAATGCTAAAAAGTCTTGATTCTTTCCATCAAGTTTAGGAGCTGGTAGAGGAATGGTGGCTGAATCAAACGTTATAGTTGCTACCGACTCTCCGTTAATAAGCAAGGAAGCTGAGTCTTTTAGAGTTTTAATGTTTACGAGCATAGGCCTGAAGGAATCGCCTACATAGTGTGATGCTATAGAACCTCCTAGCTTTAACCTTAAGAATGCTCCATCGATGTAGATACCGTCATTTGAGGCTACTGGTCCAAAAATCCTAGTGGAAGATGTTGCAAAAGAGTTTGGCCTAAACCACATTTCAAAAGTGTACTCCTTGTTTCTTCCTGAATCATTCATAAACCCATACCCTGGTATCAATAGGTTGGGGGTTCCCTGAGAATTTGTCATGACTGTAGCATTCTGAGCCCCATAAACAAGAGGCATTCCTGAGTTTTGAGCGACTAGGTTGTCTCCGCCTTTT